TCTTAGCAGATAACCTGTCTGCTATGCGTTGTTGTGTGTATTTTTCTCTTAGTGTACCGCTATCAAAGCTATAAGCGACTGCACCGTTAATCTTTTGTTCTTCTCTTAGTGTCATGGTTTCATCAAACTTAATCTTTTGCATGGTTGATCTGCCCATTGGCTTTAGGTCAGCATCTTGAAAGTCTTTAATTGTTTCGTACAGATACTTGTCTTTAATTGAACTAGAGTCACGAATAGTCTTTTTAAGAAAACGATTATTGACTAGGTAATCAGATGCAAAGCGAATAGAGCTGGTGTTGGCTTTAGGATATAGTGCGAATAGTTCAGATATAGTTCTTGGTGTTTTGCAATAAGCTGTAAATGCTTTATAGCGTTCTAAACGTTTGTAATCGCTGGGTGTTGGCTCACGTTTTATGTTAGATTTAAATTCAATGTAGGCCTGACTAGCTTCTTCTGGTGTATCAAATACACCTATCTGCATTGTCTTACCATTTATTTTTGTTTGTGCTGCCCATTTATTTTTAGTGCTTGAAAAGTAAACACCATGGTAACTCATAATAATTTTCTCACTTTCTCTAATAGTTCTAGTTCTGTACCAAAGTTAGTTTCAAATGCTAAACGACCTGCATGAATAGCTACACCATGGCCACCATTGCGGTGATGATTTGGGCATAAAGGGATAACGTCTTTGCTTTTCATACCTATTCCAGCACCTGTTCTTAAATGATGTATTTCTGCTGGCATAGCACAAACAATGCAACCCAACTCCACCACTTTATTAAAATAAACACGTTCAGCTTTGGTCATTAAACACAAATCCGTTTTCTGCACCATAGCGCATACAGTTATCAATGTACTCACTCATAGTCTTGGTGTCCTGCTTGGTGGTTGATAGTAGCTGTTTGGCTTCCTCACCATCATAGTTCACCACCTTGAATAGGAACTTGTAGCGCAGCATATCGTGTGTGAAGTCTTTATCGTAGCCAAAGTGTTGACCGAACTCTGTGACAAACTTCCAGTAGAGAGAGTTTTGAATTGTACTGCGTGTCTGTTTCTTAACTTTAGCTGACACAACATAGCCTAGTGATAGGTCTAGCTGGTTAAGTTTAGCAATAAGATTGGGTAGGTTTGCAGGACTGACTGAGAAGTTATTAATCATTTGAATACCACCACAGCACTAGGAAATGGTGCGCTGTTTTTAGCATCACCAAACTTTAATCTACCTCGTAAAAATTCTATTTCGCCTTTCATAGCGTAATCATGCCACCAAGCTGTATCTGTACGAGCAGGAACTAAACAAACTACCTTTGCACCTAGCAAACTACTTTCATAAGCCTTTCTCATCCACAAACCAATCTCACGGCCATAAGGTGGATTCATCCAACACACCCCCTGCCAATTCTGTTTTAATCCATCCTGATCTTTAGTGTAATAATTTAAACACTTAGCATTTTCATCTGTAGCACAAACATCTAAATTAAAATTATGAATTGCATTGTATTTAATAAATGTTGATTGTGGTGTTGACCACATATCAGTAGCACTTGAAAACATTGATTGATTAATCATTTGCTTGCGCCTTTGCTTCATCAGCACTAGCAAAGTAAGCTATATGTTTATCCTGATAGCTTAATCCGTATTTGACTGCACCATTATTTATAAACTTAGCAATAAGATAATCACCAGACTTAATACAGTAGTTAGATACTTTAGACCATTTCATTTTAATCCTTTTAGACATAACAAGACACGAGATGGTGAACTACACCAACATCATGCCATTACCGAAGTAACCACATCTAGCCATGAGCTTCTTATTCTTTCTATCAGTCGTTCTTTACGAGAACCACACGCTATATTTCACCAATTTGACTGTTTTCCCCAGTACCTAAGAAAGTCTGGGCGGCATCGTGTCTTTTAATCTAATGCCATCACTTTTCTTGTTAGCCACCATGACAGAGTGCATTTCTTTATTGATTGCCGAACAGTAGCGTAGTGGATAGACGTAAAAAAGCCACCTAAGATAACTTCCACTTTGCGCCCACAAAGCCTGTTCATTTAAGAACTCGGAAGTCATTTTAGGTGACTCTCATTGGATGTGGGCGCATCAATAGGTATCAATATAATTTATTTATTTAATCCTTGCAAGCTATTTATCCACAGATTTCTATGTTTTATTTCTTTTTTCATGCCCACCAAGGCACTTTTTAAGCGTTTTGAGCTACTTTCATGGTCATCTATATACTTGCCTTACCGTCTTGTGGATATCTTGTGCATTAAACGGTGGATAGAATGTGGATAACTTTTTAAATATTATTAATTATCTGTGGATAACTAATCACCACAAAAGCATGAAATAGTTTCGTCAACGAATAGGCTACTTTGGTCACGGTTAAAGTTAGCCATTTGCGTATAAGTTGGTTTGTCTTTAGAAAATCTAGCGTTTATCTTTTCTTCTTGTTTTTGCCACCAGATTGTACGTTCTGGCTTTTGTTGAATTAAGCTGGTTAAAATCGCAGTCCCTTTTAAGAAACACAAGTCACAGTTAGACGCTCCAGATGCTTTTGGCAATTCCAAATCAAATATATTATTGTTCCAAAAATCCCACACCATCTTTTCAGATATGCCATCTTTTGATAAAGGCATTAACTTATCTTCTTGCTGTGATATTTTAGCTATGCGTCTTGGTTCATCTGCTCTAATCCCAACAAAGGTAACAATGTCCGTAATGCCAATGCTTTTAAAATATCTAGTAAATGTATTAACTTTCAATTCTTGTGTGCAAAATCGTTGCGCTTGGTTTGGTAGATAATGTTTTTTATCTATTAGTTGCTCAAACGGTTCACCATTACGGCTGGCTGTTTCATAAGTAACCACCTCAAACTTTTGCTCGTTATCTCTAAACTCTAGCCATACAATAGGCACATTCCAATTCACAGCGCAATCATTTACAAACTTTAGTGTAGCTTCTTCTTCCTTACCAGTATTGGCAAAACAAACCATTGCCTCATCTGGCAATTTTCCACCATGTGCTTCTAATACTTTCCAAAGCATATAGCCACTTGTGCGACCACCACTAAAGCTAATACTAGTTGGCTCTGTGATTAAATATGGATTCATTTTAAATATTCCGTAATTGCATCTTTAGCTTCATTAAATCCAAAGCATACAACAGCTTGGTAGCCCATTAAAGTTGCTAATCCCATAAACTCTTTTTGACTGTCAGACAGCTTACCGCCTTTAACCTTCATCTCAATGAATAATCCATGATACTCGGCTACAGGGATCATTAAGAATAAGTCAGGCACTCCAGCCATGCCACCCTCTGCCTTTAACTTAACTGCTGTGCCTATGTGTCGGACACCACCATTAGGGATCGCCCATAAGCATTTAGCAAACTTTGGGTACTGGTAGCGAAACCAAGTAACAGTTGCGACCTGCTCTGCGTGTTCTGTCATTTTTCTAATCTTTCTCTAAGTTGGTTGAAAGCGGTTGCTGCGCAGAGTGGGACTTGTCCATTACCAATGGCTTTAAGTCTGTCCATCCCATAGGCCACCCCATCAGCCACTCTACCCACGTTGGGTTCAGCTTGCCACCAGCTTGAACTGCTAAAGTTTCCAAGTTGCGATTTAATTCTGATGGACTCTTTCCATTGTCTTTCCACATTCTCGCTGTTGGTGTTGCATAACTGTCCCTCACTGCTTGATTGATTGTGTATTGAGCTGGTTGACCGCTTTTTCGTATTGGTTGCCAATCTGGTTGCGTTCCCCTCATACCCATGTTTGCATCTGGAGTCGGCCACATCTGTACTGCTTGCTGTGCTGGAAACATTCTTTGACCTACTATTGTTTCTAGGTTTGGATTTCTCTTGTCGTTCCAAGCTGATTCTTGCGTTATTGTTGATGCCATTGCAGAGCAACTTCTTGGAGTCGGCCATTGTTCCATCCTCTTTTTCAATGCTTTCCTGCTGTTGCTTCCCCCATCCAAACCCGTTGTGTTGGGTGTGTGAAAGAATGTTTCGTTGTTTGGCAACGATCCAGATTCTTTCTCGCCTGTGTGGTGCGCCAACATCGGCTGCAGATAACACGCCCCATTCCGCATCGAACCCCATCTTGGCCAAGTCTGCAAGGACAACTCCAAGTCCTCTAGTAGTGAGCATTGGGCTGTTTTCCACAAATGCGTAACTGGGTCGTACCTCGCTAATAATTCTTGCCATCTCTTTCCACATTCCACTTCTTGCACCTTCGATACCTGCGCCTTTACCTGCTGCGCTGATGTCTTGGCATGGAAAGCCCCCAGATACGACATCAACAATTCCTGCCCACGGTTTTCCGTTAAAAGTTGTAATGTCAGACCAAATTGGGAAAGGCTCGAGAATTCCATCGTTTTGTCGTTGCGCCAGAATTTGGCTTGCGTAGGCATCACGTTCAACTGCGCAGACAGTTCGCCATCCAAGCCCCCCCCCCCACCGAGTATTCCGCCACCAGCACCTGCGAAAAGAGCCAGCTCATTCATTGCTCGCCTTAAAGAACACATATAGCGATTCAATTAAAGCATAGCTACTGTCACCGCCACTAGCTATCTTGTCCAGGCGATAACGATTAATACCAATCTCTGCTGCCACAGCCTTGATGTTTATCTTAGGGTCTTTCAGCTTGCGTCTTACATACTCTAATTGTGTTTCCATATTGGTCTCCTAAAATTGCATTATAAATTAAATTAAAAATAAATGAAATATATTTATAAAATAGCTTGCATTTTAATTTTACATCAATTATAGTTCTTTCACGTACCAAGCAGGTGCGATTTAAAGGAGCTACAAATGAAATACGTTAGAGCAAAATTTGATGATGATTTTTCTGAAACCATACCTTGCAACATTCCCGATCTAGTTGAGCAGTTCTTAATTAACTCACCAAACTTATCAGAATACATTGAGGAACTAGACATCATCACCGACCAGGTGCTGGTAATTCTTTACGATGCTAATGACGATAAGCTAGGCCGCATCCGTGACCTTTACAATAAACGCATAAGCGAAATAGCATACTTTGTTGATGCAAACTACGACACCAACAAACACGCAGCTTGGCTTTTAGAACTAGCGATGGAGTAAATCATGATTGACTATAAAAACCACAAACCTAAAACCGATTGGACACCAGTAATAGAAAATGTTTGCTTTGTCCTTAGCATGGCTATGCTGGCCTTTCTTTACTTATTGATTGGAGCTTAACATGAGTGATTATGATGACTATGGTGATGACAGACAAAATGGCATTGGTGAACAGGAATACAAAGAACACATTGCCGATCTACAAAAACAGTTTACAGAGTTTTTGTATAACAACTACACGATAGGCAACGGTGAACAGCTTATCCACATACTTGAGCAAGGTGATGCACTAGAGGCTTTTTTAGAGCTTAAAGGCTTACCTGCTGATACTGAAATTGAAATTTAAGGAGAATAAAAATGGCAAAACAAGGATTTGTAAACATACACGGTAAAGAATATGAAACGGTTGCTAGTCGTGTTGCACGCTTCAGAGAGTTCTACCCAGAGTACACCATCCAAACTAAAATCATTAAGATTGATGTTGATGAGTGCATTGTTGAAGCTGGCATACTAAACGAGGACAGTCGCCTGATCGCTAACGGCCACGCCCAAGAGTTTAGAGCAAACAGTCAGATCAACCGCACCAGCTACGTTGAAAATTGCGAAACATCAGCAATAGGCAGAGCCTTGGCAGCGTTCGGTATTGG